GTGAGCGCGCCCGACAGGTAGGTCTCGATGAGGTAGTGGTACTGGTTGAAGTTGATGTCGAAGTCGTCGAACAGCGTGACCTCGCCACCGCGGTCCGTACCGAAGTTGTAGTCCGCGAGGTCGAGGACCACCGCGAGCACGTCGGACGGGAACAGCTCGGTCGGCACCCGCACGATGCGGTTGACGTCCATGTCGCCGGCGACCTCGTCGAGGTTCCGGTAGATCCGCTTGCCCCAGTCGTCACGGATCGTGAGGAGGCGAGTGGCGGTGCGGAACGGCAGGAACGCCGTCTTGTTGCCGGAGCCGAGGTAGAACTCCTGGGCCTCGGTGACCGAGTCGAGCAGAACGTTCCAGGCCTGGCCCTTCGCGGTCGTGTCGATCGGGACCTCGTAGCGCGTGGTGTAGAGCTCGTGGTCGTTGATGATGGCGCGGATGCCGTTGCCCGAGTTGCTGTTCGGGCCCGGGTCCTGGATCTTGTCCGGGTTCATCTGGCCGTTGACCATCGTCGGACGACCGTCGCCGAAGAGGGCCGCTCGCGCGACTTCCTCGTCCAGCTTGCCGCGCATCTCCGCCTTCATCCAGGCGACGACGTCGAAGTCCTTGATGTCGATGATGTCCTGGCGGTCCAGGCGCTGCTTCTTGATGACCCAGGCGGGGCCGGTCTCACGCTGGAAGACCGGGAAGACCTCTTCGGTCTTCTGGTTGCCCTTGATGTAACCCCGGGCTCGGGCCTCGTCCGCGGTGATGTCCGCGTAGGTGGTCTTGACGCGGGAGAACGGCGAGTGGCTGGTGCCGGCCATGAAGATCTTGACCCAGTCCTGGCGGCGGTCGACGAACGTCGGACGCGCCATCAGCGACTGAGCGTCGGGGAAGAGCACCTCCATGTTGTCGATGCCGTAGGTGTCCGCGTGCATGAGCTCGGCACCCTGGCTGGAGCGGACGAGGTCGCGGAGCGAGCCGACACCCTGGCCCATCTGGTAGTCGTTGCGCGTCTTGGGGTTGCCCATGGCGTGCATGAGGACCGACTCGACGTCGGAGTGCTTCAGCTGCGGCCCGGTGGCGGTGGCGCCGACGGCCTGCCCCTTCTCGAAGGAGTTGTGCGTCATCTGGGTTCCCTTCTGGGAGTCGTTGTGCTGGAGGTCGTCGGAAGCGCCGGCATCGGTGCCAGCGTCCGCGGTGAGGGCGTCCTCGGTGAGGGCCTCGGTGACTGCTTCGGTGACCACGTGGTCGATGAAGCTGTTGACCGCGAGCTTCTGCTCGTCGTTGAGGGTGTTGAGAACGTCCGCCTCGGACTTCTGAGCCGGCGGGGCGTCGGAAGCCGCGGGGGCCTCCGTGTCCTTGACCGCAGGAGCGTCCTGCGTGTCCGAGTGCACGATGTCGCCAGTGACGATCATCAGGTCGTCCTGGTCGACGTCGCTGTGCATGAGCACGTTGTAGACCGAGGCGCCGGGGTTGGCCCCCTGCAGCACGAGACTGACCTCCTGGATGTCGCCGGAGTGCACGAGGGCACCCTGCTCCACGAGGTTCTTCGCCCAGATGGAGAACTTGTCGAGAGCTCCCTGCTTGACGAGGTTGGCCGCCGTGATCGAGTTGACGTTGTCCTTGTTGAGGTAGATGTCACCCCACGTGCCGTCATCCTTGTGTGACAGGATGGCGAAGCCCAGGTTCTGGGCGATGTCCGTGTGGTTGTGGTTGTAGACGACCGGGACGCGTGCTCCGTCCTGGTGCTTGAAGGCACCCGGTGCGATGGTGCGGCCGTCGGTGCACTGAAGGTTCGCCTTGGAGACGTAACCGCTGAAATCCGGTTCCATTTTGACCCTTTCTGAGTCAGTCGCCCCGAAGCTTCTTCAGCTCCTCGTAGAAGAGCTTGGTTGCGTTCGGACTGTAGCCATCGGGAGCGACGGGCGTTTCGGACGGGTTGTCCTTGAAGTATTGAAGGGCATCCGCGAACCGCATGGTCTTCGGATCGGCCGTCTTCTTGGTTGACGAGGTCGTCTCCACGACCTTCTTCGCTGCATCGATCGCAGTCTTCTTGGCAGTGGCTGCGACGTCCGGTGTCGAGTCGGACTTCTTGGCTGCTGATGCTGCAGACGCAGTGTCGGTAGCGCCCTTCAGCGCCTGCTTGATGGGATCACCGACGTACTTGTCAGCCAGGGCATCTGCCACTGTCTGCATCTGTCGCTGAGCCGATTGCTGGATCACCTTCGTGGCCGTCTCACGGAGCCACGAAGGCTTCTCCTCGTTCATCTTGTTGACCTTGGCCAGAGCTTCGGTCCTCGCGTTGAAGAACTTGAGGTCCTGCTCGGTCATCTCGTGTGCACGCCCGGCCTTGGCCTGACCGGCGAGCCGGTCGTAGCGAGCACTGGATGACTCAACGTTGTCTTGAATGTTGCCTGGCGGGCGCTTGGCCGCAGTCGTCCCCGAAGAAGATGACTTGTCAGTGGATGCGTCGGACTTCGAGGTTTCGGACTTGCCCGAGCCCTTGGTGAAGATCCGCTGCCCCCACTTCATCCCCCGGCGACCGTACTGCATGAGGTCGCCGGGCTTGGCCAGTGCGGCGCCGATGTAGTCCGTCATCCGGTCTCCTCATCGGGCGGTGGTACTGCCTTGAGTGGTGCTCCCGACGGCTTGGGTCCGGGGACTGGCTGGTCCTCGGACGGCATGTTGGGGTTGGCCAGCTCGTTGGCGCGTGGGTCCTTCGACGGGAAGTAGCCGATCCTGGGACGAAGCTCGTTGGCCGTGATGGCCGCGTTCCTCAGCACCTTGTCCGTGATCTCGGCCAGCTCACTGATCGGAATCAGCTTCAGCGGGTCGCGGTAGATCTCGATGGAGTGCCTGCGCGTGCGCGCGTTCTGCGTGAGGAACTTGTACTTCATCTCCTGCTGCATCGCAGTACAGATCGGCTCGATGGTCCGGTCGTAGTACGTGTTGAGTTCGTCAGCTGACGCAGTGCCATTCATGATCCCGGTGCTAAGACCCAGCTGGTCCAGCGCCTGCTGGTAGAGCTTGTCGATCTGCTCCGGGAGTTGGGTGTTGATCGGTCGGTTGAGCTGGATGACCTTCTCGGATGAGTCGATGTAGCCGATTCCGAGCTCGTCTTCCCTGATCTGATCGCGCAGCTCCGCCCGACGCTTCTGAGCCATGTCCTGCCGCTTGGCGCCACGAGTGACGTAGGGCAGCTGGATCAGCATGTCGAGCTTGCCGGATGCGATGTCCCGGTTCTGGGCGTCGAGTTGCGACCAGGTCTCGATCAGACGGTTCATGACGCTGTTGGGAGCATTCATCACACCCGAGAAGGGGTTCTGAATGATCGCGACTTCGTCCTTCTTGTAGAGCAGGTCCTTTCGGATCCCGCCATTGACCGGCTGTCCCTGGGAGTCGACCTCACGATCGTCATACAGGTTCACCATGACCCGTCGGGGGTACCAACCCGACACCGTGCCCACTCGCATGGACTGGATGTCGAAGCTGTCCGTCTGAGCGATGTCGTAGGTCGTCTCCACCGGAGCGATCACGACCGTCTCGTTCTTGAACATGGTCATCGCAGCGTCGAACTTCCACTGGAACGCGCTCTGGTCGACGTTCGCCCTCAGGTTCAGGCGCTCGTCGAGGACGGAACGGACCCGACTGATGGGAACGTCGTTGTCCTGGTCCAGCATCACGTGGATGAAGTCCACCATTGCGACATCGATCGCAAGACGAACGTAGATCGACTCGATCATCGACCGGTCGCGATAGAACCTCGGGGCGGTGTTCATTGCCCCGCTGTCACGGGCCATGGAGAGGCCGTGCTCCCAGGACGCGTCTACACGCCGTTCCTGGTCGAACTGGTTGACGCCATGCATGAGCTCGCCGAAGCGGCGTAGCACTCGTCCCATGTCTCACCTCCTAGTCGAACAATTCAGGGTCTCGGAGGTAGGCCACATAGGCGTCCAACCAAGCCGAAACGTTGTCGATCTTCTCGTCGTTCCGCAGCTTCACAAGCATGCGGTTGCCATTGATGTCTTCCTTGGCCACAGCGTGACCCATGGTGAACATGATGATCTTCTCATCGAACTCGATCGCTCGAGCGCCGACCTGAATCTTCATCTCGCCCAGGGGGACCGACTCTGTCTTAGCTCCCTGGATGACCTTGTGAATGCCTTGCGGCCCGTTGTCCCTCTCCCAACGCTCCATGAAAGCGTCAGCGTTGTACGTGTCGTAGCCGACGGCCATGACGATGTACTCGAGCTGCTCAATGTGGTCGTAGACGTGATCGTAGACCTGCATCATGTCCAGAGTGTTGCCTTCGAGCACAATAAGCGTGCCTTCCTCACGGAAGGACTCGTACTTGATCCGCTTGGACCCCGAGAGTAGATCCAGGGTCCGGCGAGAAATGAAGGAGAGAGTCTTGAGGCCGAATCGCCCGTTTCCGAGCGGGAACAGCCAAGTGAACGCACAGAAATCGTCGCCTCGGGACAAGTCAATGCCCATGGCGCACTCCATCCCCGCATACCGCACCGGGTTGACCGTGGTGTGGGTCGGGATGGTCTCCTCGTACGTGAAGTAGTAGGTGAAGCCCTCCATCGGGAGACCAAAGCGCTTGGCCAAGATCTCGTTGCGAATATGAGGGAACATCTCCGCCTTCTCGACGTCCTTCTTGTACGTTTCGTACGAGACGGTGATGCCGAGGTTCGGGTTGCACTTCAGCCACTTACTGGGGTCGCCGACTTCCTTGACGTTGTCCAGCTTGTAGTGGAAGATGCTGATGTTGTCGCTGTCCTTGAGCTCGCCGCGAAGGATCGCCGCCAGGACCAGCTTGATGTCGTCTCCGACGCCGTTTCGGATCGTTCCCTCGGAAGAGATCGCGACCAGGATGGGGTCTTCGTACTTACGGGCACCTTGCATGAGTGCCTCGATGACGTTCTCGCGCGTGTCACCAGACAGCCACTCGTCCACCGAGTTGTACTTGGAGCGAAGTCCCTGAACCTTGTCGATTGACATCGGCCGGATCTCAAGGATAGAGTTGGTGGCGAATAGCTCGATGCCCTTCTTCGTCGAGCTGAGCTGCTGGCGGAGCGCAGGATTGCCTGTCGTGTTCTGCTTCGACCCGAAGGTGAGCATCTTGAACAGTGGACCCTTGGACCGCTGGATAGCGGTACGGATCGGCGACATGACCTCTTCAGCCTGACGCATGGTCGGGGCAACCGTGACTTGGTGAGTGGTCGAAGGGTCGACCGTAAGGAAGTACGCCTGCAAGAACGCGACGTACATCGACTTGGCCGAACCTCGGGCCACGATGAGGTACTGGGTGTCTCGCAGACGGACCAGGACTCGCTTGGTGACGAAGCTCTGGGACTCCTCATCCCATCGCGGAAGGTCCTTGTAGACAAACCATGACAGGAGTTGCTCAGCCCAGAGTTTGAACGAGTCGAGTAGGTGAACATCCTCGCCGTCGGTGAGGGTGAGTTCACCTTCAACGAACTCGATGAACCCGTCGATCGCCCCAGGGTCGTAGTAGACATCGGGGTTCTTGATGAGTTCATCGATTCGCTGCATCTCCAGGGAGATCTCTTGACAGACTGGGATCTGCCGTGCGAGCACCTTCTTTCGGAACGCCTCATAGTGGATCGGCGTCCCTATGTTGGTGAGCACGGTCAGTTGTCCGCCTCGGCCATGATGCGGAACTCCATCTCCTGGAACTGACGCTCGTGAGCAGCCAGCACCGCACCGATGATGTGCGGATCGAAGAGGACCTTGACTCGGACGAAGACGTAGGACTTGATCGAGTTGAGACGATCGTCCTCGAATAGCTCGTCCCAGGTGTTGGCCTTGCCGGTGATGAAGTAGCCCGCGGGCCCGCCAACTCCGGTTGCCGAGTACAGCATGGAGAACACGCTGTTGATGTGCATGATGATGGTGCTGTCGAAGCTGGTGTCGTCGGGCAGGAGCCCAAGCGCAAGCTTGACATCATCCAGGATGCTGGACATGGCCCAACTCCTTCCCATTTTGACAGTTACGGATTGTCGTTGCGGCTGTTGTGAGCCATGAGTGACTTGAGGTGATCGACTTCGCGTTCGACCAAGCTGACCCAGCGTTCAGACCATTGGATGTGGCCTTCGTACATTCCGGCCATGGTCTTCATCTCGCCGCGCATGTCGTTGACGGCCTTCTGGACGTCATCGATTCGATCGAGAACAGTGGGAACCTTGTTGCTGTGGTGGTTCTCCGACACCTGCTTCTCGACCTGCTTCATCGGCTTGACCAGATGGTCCCGAAGATAGGGCATGAGGACAAACCTCACTGCCAGCCCGACGAGGACTGACAGTGAGATCGTCGTTCCCAGGATCCATGTGACCAGCTCCCGAGCGTCTGAGTTCATGGTCTACTCCTCGGGAAGCGCGGCGATCAGGCGACGGATCTCGTCCCTGACCGTCTTGACCAGACCGACTCGACCGTTCTTCACGGCCTCGTCGAGGTGGGCGAGGTCGATCTTCCGGTCCTCACGCCACTCGTCCTTGAACTCGCGGACGTGGTTGATGCTGCGGTTCTCGGGGAGCCGGCGCACCTGGTCCTCGATGCGACGGAGGATCTCCTTCGCCTTGGGGCGGTGCTCGCCCGCACGCGCGAGGATGTTGAGGTCGTAGACCGGACCGCCGTTGTTGAAGCGCTCGATCTTGGACTTGCGGCCGGGGACGTCGAGCTCGACGCCGTTGAGGATCGTGGCTCCGAAGCGGAACGCGTCACCCCAGTGCTCCATGAAGTAGCTCGCGCGCACGCGCACGATCTTGCCGGCGACGACCGAGTTGGTCTCGACGATGATGTCATCGAACGACTTGGGGTCGAAGCCGGGAACTCGACCGACCTGGGTCACGATGTGGCCCGAACGGTTGGAGTCGTTGGGGTCGTCGAAGTACAGGACCATGGTCTTGCGCAGGTCCTGCGGGTTGTAGACGCGGAACTCCTCGGGAGTGGCGTCCTGGGCCTCCTTGGCCGTCAGGTACTTCGCCGGAATGTTGCGGGCGGTGCGGCAGACCTTCAGGCACATGCCGTCAGGGTTGAAGCCGATGTCGCCGCTGTCGTGGTGCGTCTTGTACCACGCCAGGGTCTCGCGCCAGTTGCGAATCGCATTGCTGACCTTCGCGAAGAACGTGACGCCGACGGGGGCATCACCTTCGTCCTCCTGTGAGCCGTCCTCCAGCGTGCCGGAGACGTCGAACTCGGGGAGGTCTTCGTAGATCTCGACGTCGTCGTCGATGACCTCGTCAGCGAGGTCATCTGTGTATTCGTGCTCGAGCATGATGCTCCTTTCAGCTCCAGATGACCTGCATCTGCGTCCAGTGGGCGTTGTGGCCGTCGCCGACGAGGCGGATGGAACCGCGGTCGAGCTGACG